ACGACGAACATTAATTCTATCAAGGGCAGATGGAGTTACTTGGAGAGTCTTTTGACCAAACACCACAAGCCCCTCGGCCGGGAATGACGCAATCGGGTTAATGTTTGCAGAATAAAGTCGATCTCTTTCTCTAGATGTCAACTGCAATCTTACATTAGTAACCGGGATGCCGGCGGCGCCGTCGCTTAGGCCGCCTCTGGTGAACCCTGCAGGTGCGAACCAAAGTTCTTCCTGTCTTTCACTAAACGCCATGGTTCCTAGGGCTACAATTGAAGGCGGGGCCCACAATAGTTGATTGGCGAGGGTATCTCTAATTTGTACCCATGGGAAATAAGCACAACCGTAGCTGCTGTTGATTCCTCTACTTCTAAAAGATGTTACAGCCTTTTCCGCATCCGGCATACGACTAGTTTCCGCACTGGTCCCTTCCGTATCCGCAACATAGTCTTCTTCCAAATCAATAATTGCCAAAGCATCAGCGCGATCCTCGCACATTTTAATTAATTGTTCAGTTAATGAAGTGTTTGTGACTCCCGGGATAGTTGCCAAATTAAACTCTACAACTTCTGGATCTGCGACCGCATCAATTGCTCTCTTAACTGAGTAAAAGGCATAATTATTAAGTTCTGTGCCGTTTGTAAACTTAGTATTTCTAAACGGTTCTCTTTCTTTTATATCTAATCCATCAAATCCGCCAGCAAACACCGTCGTGAAACGATTCACTTTGGCATTATCCAACAAATAACTTGAGCCACTTTGCGCAGATAATGAATAATTCCCTTTACGACTTCCAGATACGTATTGATAACTACCAGAAGCGGACCCGGAGGCCGGTCGAATGACGTCATCCAATGTAAAGATGAATGAATCTTCCAAATAAGTAGAATCAACAGCGGCTGGAGTAGCGCTGGTTCCGGGAAAACCAATTCTTACCATATCTGTGATACTCTCATCAAACCTAGTTGAGCCACTACGATTTGTTCTAACTCCCCAAAAAGCTAATTGAGGATTTGAAAGATCATCATCCGTTGAAAGAACACGGAGCGAAAGCGCGGGGTGCTGGAACTTGATATTTGAACTAGCACCAGAAACGTGATGGAACTGGTGCTGGCTTCCTGTTAATAGAGCAGTTGCCGAAGCTCCGGAAATAATATCGGCATCGCTAGAGACAAAGAATTTATTGTCTCTGTTGACCGCGCTTCCGGAAAACGAATATGTCCTAAATCTTTTTGGACCAATTACGCCAACTGGGAGATATCTAGGATCCGCTACACCTTCTGCAACTTGATCATTGACTGCCACTCTTACAAATTTAGAGGCATTTGGATAAGCTCCATAATGCTTATATCTTTTTTCTATATCATCCCAATCACTAAACATGTCACCGATCTTTCTTGCAACATAGTTTGAAGAATTCGGATTTAAACTACAATTTGAGAATTTTTCAAGATAAACAGGAGCCTTATCGCTATCTTTAAGCAGTCTTATAGCGACTGTAAAAGTTCCATACGGGTCAAAATCATTTGTAGATGGTTTGATATCCACAATAGACACCTTAGCTAACTTTTGCAACTGTTCCCCTGCATCCAAAGATACAAGTTTGAACAACTGCTGAACATGCTCGGCTTTGTAGTTGGTAGCAGATCCGAGATCTTGAGCTATGAAATATCCAGTTTCGCCTCTTTTGGTACCAAAGTTCCAGTCTGACCCTTGTTTTGATAAATCATGAGAACTGTGACCAAGAACAGCGGCATAGGAAATTACACCAGCATTGTTATCAACGTGAGAATCGTAAGTTTCACCTAGCCAATATCCTCTTTTGTTTCCAGAAGTAATGGTAGTGTTTAACAACGTAGGATTGGTGTTAAACACTTTTCTGATATAATTGTCGCTGGTTCTAGTGAAGTTAAAATTAATTCTTTCCTCGCCAACGTCGCCATTGGTGCCTTTAACGAGCATTATCCAGTCGCTATTCGTAGAGCCAGATCCACGAAGAACACCTTGACCTGTTGCAGCGCCTACCCAATCTTGAGCAGCTGCTGCGGGATCAGCCCGGTCAACGGCACTATGGCCGCCAGAAAGCATAACATGGGTGCCAGTATCCGTATAGAAAACAGCAGCAAGAGAGGCAGTCATTTGGCCCACAACGCCGCCTCCAGCGGATTGATCTCCCGTTGTGTATCTATCAAAAACCCACAATCCGTAGGCTCCGCCGGCGTTGCTGGCGTGTACTTCGTTCTGTTTCCAACCGGCATACCCAGCGCTTGATGCATTTAAGTGCTGATCGCCAAGCAATCTAACAAATGTGAGAGGAGTATTGTTGCGCAACCACGCTTGGGCTGCATATACGGCATAAGTCGGAGCAGTATAATTCCCATCTCTCCAAATATCTCCACCTCTTCCGCCAGGAATTGGATTACCAAAAATTTCCACAAACTCTGAAAAAGATTCGACTTGAACTGGTCTTAGTGCTGGCCCGCGCTCCGCGCGGCCGATAACAAGTGGCCCGATTCGTTCGGCGACTGCCGGAAGTTGCGAATTATCAATTTCGTTAATAAAGATCCCGGGGGAAACAAATTTAAAATTTTCTACTGGCATGTTTTAATTTCTCCTCATATGAAAAATGCATTGTGAATAAGTGATTTCTCTAATAAATAGTTTGTGACACGCCGAAATGACAATATCAGTCTCGATAAAAAGTATCTTTGTCTCCCAGTTCAGGAGAATCTTCAGTGATCACTCTTTCTCGTGGCATTTTATAATCTACGGCGTTTTCCCGTGTGACTATTTTTGGCTGTTCTTGGTTTTTATCTTCTCCGATAATATATCCAAGCACCTTTATATCAACCTTGGTTTGATATTTTCTCTCCTCTGCTTCAAGATTTGAAACATTATTATCTTGTGAAAAATCTTGTTGTATGAAAGCTTCATACGTGTGACCATCTTTTTTAAATACAAAATAATTTATACCTCCAGTCTTTGTTATGAATGGGGTAACAATTTCATTCATTTGTTGCTGGTATTCTGTCCTTAAAGTCAAAGAATAACTAATATCAATGTATACAGGCATCGGAATTGTTATTGTTTGGTAAACAACTCTATTATTTTTTTTTGGAAAATTAATTTGACCACGTTTTTCGTATGCATTTGCATTAGCAAAATTAGAAGTCTTATCTTGATTAAGCCTCCTGGCCATCACTATTGATCCACCTTTTTTATCATGATGTGGAGGAGGTTGATGTGCCCAATAAATTCCTTTTTTATTTGGATCTTTAGCCATGGCAGTTCTTTCTATTGTTATAGCTGGAAATATTAGAGAACTATTAGAATCTCTTAAATCTTTATTATTCTTAATTTGGTGGGATCTCTCTGCAGACATCCAAATAACCGGAACCTTGTTCCATCCTTTGTTGGTGGTTGCAAATATATTTAATTCTTCGTCGATATATCGAAAAAAGGCCTCATCAATCGTCTCTATCGTCGAAGGCATTACTATTCTTTCTTCAATAATACTTGTATCATCGACCCCTGTGTGATCATATTTAGGTGCCATCGAATAAGCCCTCGCGAGAACGAATACATTTAGCAGAAATTTCTATTCTATGATCTATTTGTCCAAACAATTGCTTGGGCTCGTTCAAAGTTACAATTTCATAATGAATATCACCATATAAAACAAAGTCTCCAACTCGAACAAAAAGATCTTGATCTTCTGTCAACCTTCTTTTGTGGAAATGAACCATTATTGATGTATTTCTGTCGATTCCAACATTGCCTTGCCATGAAGTTTCTAACCCTTCCCACTCAACTAAAGCATAAACGCGAACTGGAGGTAAAAAAGTTTTATTGATTGCTTCTCCGTACAAGTGGTGAAAATTTGTGTGTTCCAAACTAATGGGATAGTACACGATTTGCTGCCCTATAACCCTCTCGATCAACTCATCATTAACTTGTTTGACCAAATCTCTTTCTTTCTTCCCAATAAACAGCGGAGGTGGCGGCTGAGTAGGTTGTTTCCATTTGTCGCTCATTTC